AATGGTGCCCTATAGCAATGCTCTCGCGAACTTTAGGACATCAGGTATGCATTGCCGTTTTCGGCAAAAGCATATTGCTGAGAATAACTTTCGGCTAGTCATCGGTCAACAGTCTTCATCATATCGTCCCGCCAGAAAAGCAGAACATGGGCGATTTCACGCTAACTTGAATTCTAGTGCTTGATCTTCTGCCCGGCGTAGATGCGATTCGGGTTCGAAATCCCGTTCTTCTTGGCGAGTGCCTGATAGGTCGTGCCGAGCTTCGCCGCGATGCCCGAGAGCGTGTCGCCGGACTTGACGATGTAGACGCGCGCCGGCCGTGAGACCCCGTTGATCTTGTCCTGCACGGCCTTGTAACGCTTGCCGAGAACGCGCTCGCGCACGGGGTTGTTGCCGTATCGGCCTGCTTTGACCTCGGCTACGAGCGTGTCGACGCTCGCTTGGTCGATATGGTTGATGAAGTTCTGCACCTCGTCGTAGCGGGTGCCGAGAGCGGCACGGCGGGCCTCGCCGTCACCGAACTCGCCGCGCATGACGCGGTCGACAAGATCGAGGGTCGAGCCCTGCGGGGCAGTCGGATGAGGGGTCGGCTGTGGCTGGGGAGCGGGCTGAGCTGAGCCCTTGGGATTGGCGTAGCGGTCCCAAGCGGCGGCGTCGCCGTAGAACTTGTTCAGGTCGAGGTTGCCGCCGTACCCGGGAAGTCGGCCGTGGCTGGAATACTGTCGCATCATGCAGCGGTACTTGCCCTCGTTCCACGGGGAGTCCTGGTAGTCGGTGGCGTTGTTGTCGGCGTACTGCGCGACCCATGCGCCACAGTTGTGCTTGCGGCACAGGTCCCACGGGAAGACGGACGCGGAGGCGTAGACCACGGGTGGGATGCCGGTGCGCTCGATGACGCGCTTGATGCACTGCTCGAGGTAGCCCAAGTTGCCCCACGCAGAGTTCTCGCCCTGCTCCCAATCGAGGACGAGCATGGCCTTGCCGACCCAGTTCTTGATGGAATCGATGAAGAAGTCCATCTCGGCGGCTGCGCCTTGCCCGCCAACGTAGTGGTAGACGCCGACCTTCTTGCCGAGCGACATTGCCTGCTCGACCTGACGCACGCAGTCGGGCGATGTGTAACCGGTTCCTTGCGTGGCCTTCGCGATTACGAAGTCGCACGGGACTGCGGCGAGGTCGATGCCCTTCTGCCAGTTGGAGATATCGATTCCGTTCATTGCCATTGCTTAAAACACCTTCTTTGTAGCCTCGGCCGCGCCGAGGAGGACGCCGATGCCCGTAGAGACGATCGTGGCGGTCTGCGCCACCTCCCCTGCGTTCGGCCAGCCCCACACCGACGCGAGACCGGTGTAGATCGCCGCCACAGCGGGGATCGCGAGCAGGCCGAGCCACTTCAAGACGTCGTAGAGCCAGCCGGGCAGCCAGTACTTGGCGTAGCCCTCCACCGGCACGTCATCCGGGATGTCGATGGGCTCGACCGCTCCGGTCTCCTCCGCGATTTCGAACTTCTCGTCCATATCGGTCGCTCCTTTCACGCGACGTGGAGCTCCATGAGCTCCTTGTACATGTGGGTTCCCTGGCCGTTGCCACCCAGGGCGTGGTAGAGCTCATAGACCTCCTGAATTCCCTGCTTGACCTCGACGGGGCACGTGCGGCCCCCGAGGACGTAGTACTCATGAAGATCCTTGAGCCGATAGCGCAGAAGAAGCCGGAAGATGCGTCGGTTCATGTCGCGCTCCTCCTGCTGCTGAATCTCCCGGCGCTCACGTTCCTCCTTGGAGCCGCGAATCTTTCCGCCCAGCCACCCGGCGACCCCCGTGATGCAGAGCATCGCGATCTGGGGCAGAAGCTGCCATATCAGATTCTCAGGCATTGGTGACGTCCTTCCAGACGCCCTCGGTGCCGATGGCGCCTGGAACCCACACGTTGTTATCCACGAGCGATTCCCACACCTTGCCGTCCTTCTTCACGCGGGCGCCCTTCGGGTACGGGTTCGTTGACTCCGGCTGCACCCATTCCGGAACGGCGTCGGCCCCGCCATCGGAGCCCCCGTATTCAAGGGTCTTGGCCCATAGGCTGTGTGCGACGTCCGGCGCCCAATCGGGCTGTGAAGTGTGTGTCTGTATGCATGTGTAGAGGACGCCTTTGTATCTGACGCGCTCCCCATCGGCATAAGCATGGCCACCGGAATCGAACTCTGGGAATAGCCCGTAAGCGGAATTCGCAACATCGTCGGACAGGCTTCCAGACTTCCCCTTGTAAATCTCGATTATCCCGCGAATTGCGGACTCTTCCTCTTCTGTAAGTGCCATGGTCGCACCCCTTTCTTTCGGTGCGACCATGGTATTTCCAGCGTGAGATTAGGCGGCGAGCTTAATTATCGTTGCGGGGGGGGTTGCCGTTCAAAGACCCCTTGAAGAGATCTCGGTAAAGGGCGTCCATCGAGAGGAGCGTGTCGTGCGCGTCGAGGTGAACGAGGCCGCCCCTCCAGGATTGGTACTGCTGTTCTATCTGCTCCATGGTGATGTCTCCGGAGTCGAGCATCCGCTTGAGGGCCTTGAGCTTGCGCCTCTCCCTCGTGATGGTGTCCCTGCACGGCCTAACGATCACCCTCCCTGTCTCCGAGTAGAAGAACTTCTTCTTGAGGAACGTGAACCCGTGGGACAGCTTGACGATCTGCGTCTTGCGCGGATGGAGTTCTATTCCGTAATCGCCGCAAAGTATCTCGACGGCCGACTTGACCATGACGAGATGCTCCTTGCTCGTGTGGATACAGTAGCTGTCGTCCATATATCGCCCGTAGGCCTCGACGCCGCACATCTCGGTTACGAAATGGTCGATGGCGTTCGGGAACGCAACGGCGCATATCTGGTTGGGCTCGCTGCCGAGTCCGAGCCCTATGTCACCCTGCACATCGATGAAGCTCTCCGCAAGCGAGAGGACCTTTTCATCGTCGAGCCGGGATGCCAGCTGCCTTTTAAGGGGCTCGTGTGCGATCCTGGCGAAGTAATCTCGGAAATCCATCTGTAGGATGTAGCCCTCGGCGCCGTGCCTGCGGTAGTGTTCGGCGAGATGCCTCTTCATGAGCCTGACGGCGTAATCAGTGCCCCTGCCCTTGATGTTGGCGGAATTCGCCCCGATCACGGTTGGGACGGTAGCAGGGATAAGGACCTCCTGCGCCAGCGCTTTCTGCGGGACGCGCTCAGCTATGTGCACGGAGCTTATGTGACGCCTCTTGCCGCGCTCCACGATGTCGAAGTTGATGAAACCCCTGTGCAGGTCGTTGCCATCGAGGATGTCGCGGCGAGTCCGTACGATGTTCTTGAGGACGTCCTTCTGATAGCGCTGGATCGACGCCTTCCAAGAGACTCCCCTTCCGGCCTGCATCGCGGCGCGGTACAGCGCGTTGAGGTCGGCCACCGCCTCGATGTCCAGGCCCTCGATCCGAGAACCCCTGTTCCGCTGCCTCTTCTCTGCGCGCCTGGTCCTCCGCGCCTCACGGCGCTCGTCAGAATTCAAGGCGGGCACCCCGCACGGCCAGCAATGGCGCTCCGCAGCCGCTTGCAGAAAGGACATGAAATCGGACCGAACGCCGGAGAGTCCGACCATGCAAGAAGCGTCCGCCCTCCTGCGCGGGGTGCATATTCACGGCCGTGTGGCCGATGGTCGCGCCTTCCTTCCTCTTTCTGCACGGCTTTCGGGCAAGCCTACTCGGTCTGGCGATAAGGGAATCAGGGGCGGGGCCGCACCCAGTCATTCGTCGGGGAATTGTAGTTGGCATTCCCGTTGTTGTTGACGTAGCACACGTTGGACGAGGACGAGCCGGACACCGACCGCAGCCACCAATTGATGCGACTTTCAAGGCGTGACCGGGGACATTATACAGAACGCAATCGCTCAATTTCTTCCTCCAAGGCGGCAAGTCTCTGCTCGGGCGTCTGCGCGCCGGTGAGCTTCACCGATTTGCGATAGCCCTTAAGAAGCTCGATCTCCCTGCCGATCATGAGGGTCACGCGCTCGAAGACGTTGATGTTCGAGGTCACGCCCATGGCGATCAGGCACTGCATGTCCTACAGCAGCTGGTCGCAGTCGGCGATGGCGAGCGTGATGTACTTCCTCCGCTCTATCACGTTTGCGCTGGTGTTCGGGTAGAAATGGTCGGCGCGGTTGATGTTGTAGACGATGCTCCTCGCCGTCTCGACCGTTGGGACGCCGTTGAGCAGGCGGTACGCCTTGGGGCACACCTTGTCCTTCGCCATCAGCCTGTTCACCTCGACGCGAATGGCGATGGCGTTCCGGTAGAACTCGAACTGGGACAATGTCCTGTTCCTGGCAAGCACGCCGCTCATATAGATCCAATCGACAGCAACGGTCCGCATTCGCGGCAAACGCCCCGCGCAAGGCGGGGCGTCGTCAAGTGTAGCGCATAGGCCAGGCCTACGGCCTAACCTACGAGGAAGCAGGGGCGGGGCCGCACCCAGTCATACGCCGAGTAACCGGAGTCGGCATTCCCGGAGTGGGTGACGTAGCACACGCCGGACGAGGACGAGCCGGACACCGACCGCAGCCACCAACCGATGCGACCGCCCATGATGCGGTCCTTTGTCTGCTTGAAGATCGGGAACTGGCAATCGAAGCCGGTGCCGTAGCCGGGCTTGCCCCACGCATTCAGGCCGTAGACCTCCACCTCGCTGAGGGACCAGATCTTGCCGAGGTCCTGCCAGGACCAACCCGAAGGCTCGGTGAGCTTGCCGGAGGATGAGTAGCGTTCCTCAAGGAGGACGCGATGGGGCATGATGGCCGCCTGCACCTCCGCAGGGAGCGCCGACAGGAAGTGCTCGTTCTCCCACTCGTGCAGCTGGCTCAGGAGGTAGGGGCACTTCTGCTCGTTCGTCCCGTTGTTGTCGGCGGTCTTCCTCCACTGGATGTAGCTGTCGTTCACGGCGTTCGGGCCTCGAACCGCGACGGTGGACTTGGGGACCATCGCGATGTGATGCCCCTTCGCGGTATCGCCGCACTGGTAGTAGGGGTCGATGGCGCCGATGGCAAAGGCGATGGTCTGAGACGCCACCTGCTCGGTCTGGGGAATGACCACATTGATGTAATCGCCGATGCGGATTCCAGAGTAGTTCGCGGCGCGCACGCGGGAGCGAAGCCAATCCCAGACGTTCGCCTTTTGCTTGATCTCCTCTGCGAAGACGGTTGCGAGGTTTCGGCCCGGGTAGGCGCCGATGCTTTCGAGCCGGGAGTACTCGGCGTCCTGCAAGGCTTTTGACGCGTTGTCGCGTGCGGCCTGATCGATGATGCTGTAGTTTCCACCGCTTACGTTAAATGTCTTAGCATCTGCCATTATTGCCCCTTTCCTAGGCGAGGTAGATAGTCGTGCCGCTCGCCGAGCAGGTCGAGGCGAGCGTGATTGTCGAGCCTGATACGGACGCCTTGGAGCTCGGCGCGTATATCGTCTCGTTTATGAAGATGAACTTGCCCGTGGAGTCGGCGAGCATGGACGCGAGCATGTCGATCTGTGCGCTCATCTCGGCTATCCTCTCGTCACCGACGACGCTCTGCTGCAGAGAGGAGGCGACCGTCCGCGCATACGCGGCGGCGTCGTTCGCGAGAGCCGCTGCGGCATTTGCCGAGGCGGCGGACTGGCTTGCATTCGATGTCGCTGCCGCCACCTGCTCGCCCCTCGCCTTGTGTTCCTGCACGCGCGCGGACTCCGCAGATGTCCGCGAGCCCTCGTTCGAGACGCGCTTGTTCTCGGCGTTCGAGCGCTCGGACTCGGCCTTGATACGGCCCGCCTCGGCTTCGGCGCGCTTGGCCTCGGCCGTCTCCCTCGCCTTCTCTGCGGTGACGCGGGCGCTCTCGGCGCCGACACGGCCCTGCTCGCCCTTCTCCGCCCTATCCGCCGCCGTGTTCGCGTTCGCGGCGGCCGTCTGCGCGGCCTCGGCGGCGTCCATGGCCAAGGTGGACTCGATGTAGTAGACCGTGCCGTCGGTCGTCCTCGCTCGGTCGATGTTACCGGCCTCGTTCAGGAGCAGTGCCGCTCCCTTTGAAATGTCAGGCAACTTTACCTCCTCATTTGGCGATTATCCCGGTGACCACCGCGATGGGGCCTACGGCGTTGACGATGCACCTGTCCCCGGCCTTGGCCCCCGCGCACGAAGTAGTCATGGGCAGGGCCTTGAGCGTGGCGCCGCCGACGGACACGTCGAGCCTCGTCCCGGAGACCGCAGCCACCGTCCCGAAGCGCACGGGCCTGGACTCCGGCGGCGGCGTGCAGAAGATCCCCGCGAGTGCGGAGCCCGCCGCGATCATCTCCGACTCGATGTCACCGCTCATACCTGCGCACCTCCAACTCCATTGGGCATCCTCCCACGAGCGTGAGAGTTCTCTTTCTGATGGCGAACTTGCCCTCGATGCGAGCGCTCGGCCACGAGACACTGACCGCATCCCCAACGGACACCGGGGCGTGGACGTGGGTGACGGTCACGCGCCGGATGGAGGCCGCCTGCGTCCTCAGGAGCTCGGCGGCCTTGGCGTCTGCTGCGGCCTGCCTATCCTTCTGAGTGGAGCCCTCGGGCAGATCGCTGAACGTGTAGGACTTCGCCTTCCGCCACCCCCTGCTCACCGTGGAGAACTCGCTTGATGGGTCGGAGTCGACGGCGGTTCCAATCACGGTCTCCTCCGCCGTCTCGTACACGGCGTGCACCACGTTGGCCACATCGTCGATATCCCGCTCGTCTACCGCTGAGTTCTCGAACCGCGCGGACGCGCCCTCCTCAAGCGCCAGGGCCACCGGCCTGTCGGCGGGCTCGACGTACCTGCTCAAGATGACGCGGCCCATCCCGTCGCACCTCGCCGGGGAGAACCCGGCGATGTCGAGCAGGCGGTTGACCGCTCCCAGTCGCTTGGCCATGCCGCCGCCGGAGTCGTCGAGGCCGAGCGCCCACGTCGATGAGAGCGTGAAGGAGGAGGGGTCTGCGACCACCTCGAGCCCTGCGGAGCGGAGCAGCCCCGCAGCGCAGGAGACCGCGTTCGTCCCGGCTGGCACCGTGATGGGGCCGTCGAACTCGTCCTCGGCGACCTCGCGCAGCCGCCCTGATAGCCTCGCGCTGCCCGTGGCCAAAGCCCCAACCTTCTCGCGTTTGGGAGCCGACACGATGAAGGTGCCGAGCGCGATGGACTCCACGGTGCCGTCCTGGAACTCGGCATCGAGGTACACGCGCATCAGGTCGGCGCCAAGCGAAAGCTCACCCGTGTAGTCGATCGTGCCGGTCTCGTAGTCAGAGTCCTGATTGAATTCGAGCGTGCCGCCGGTGCGGATGTTGCGCAGCCGCTCGACCTCGGCGCCGGTCGCCCTTGAGACCCGCATGAAGCGGTAGGAGCTTGAGAACCTCTTCTTCCAGTCAGCCATTTGCGGGCTCCTCGAAAACGTCGTGAGTCACGTTCGCCGAGCAGCTGAACACGCCCGGCTTCTTGATTGAGCTCTGGAACTCCATGGGGCCGTACGCCCTCTCGCCGCAATGACCGCGCCACCATCCGTGCCAATGCGAATCCATGATCCGCCGAAACGCGTCGTAATCGGAGCGAAGGAGATCGAAGCTCACGGATGTGGACACGTCCTGCTCGTCGAGCGGGTAGGACGCGGGCAGGTGCCCGTTCTCCCCGCCGTCGGCGAAGTGGAACGTGCTGACGCTGCGCTTGCTCGTTTGCGAGTAGGTGCCGCTGTTGAGGATAAGGACCTCGGAACCGTCCACGCCGAAGTTGAGCGCCATGCCCCTTGAGGGCATGTACGCATCGGCTTCCATGCGCGACGAGGTGCCAGACTCGGCGTAACCGGTGACTCGGTACCGGAACTCCGTGTTGAGGGGCGGGATGCGGTCGATGGCCTCCTGCGCGTCGAGGATGCCGCCCGCGACCTTTGACGAGGTGCCGTCCGGCATGATCCGCTCGACGTCGAACGACACGCACTTCGCGGCATCGCCCAATACGAGCTCCCCATCCTCGAACGTGATGGTGCCGAGCATGGACAACTCGCCGTCCTCGTAGGCCATGGGGCCGAGAAGGGTGGAGTCCTCGACCATGTAGGCGGACGTGCCGTTCTTGGCCATGACGTGGCAGGAGAGGCTGCCGTCGTTCGTGACCTCGATGACCGGGACGGCCGGTTCGCTCCAGTGCGTCTTGAAGGTGCGCCTGGCGGTCGCGGTGAGGCCGGAGCCAGCCCGCACGTGGAGCGTGAGCGTGTAGGTGACGCCGTTCTCAAGGGCCTCGTAGGAGCCGATGGGCACGGGACGAAGGTCAGTGACGTCCACGCTGCCAACCACAGTTCCGTCCGGGCGCGTGAGCGAGAGCGTGGCCGACGCGATGCCCGTCTCGTCCGATGCGCTCACCTCCACGTTGAGCGGCGCGCTGTCCACGAGGGCTCCGTCCACGCCCGGGTTGGCGACCCACGCCTGCGGTAGGTCGGCAACCACGAACGGGACGTAGGACGACCACGCACCCCAATCGGAGTGCAGGCCCTTGGTGCGCACGCGGATGCGCCACGAGCCCTTTTGGTTGCACCTGAGCGTCAGGCTCGACTGGGCGCCGGTGATGTCCTCCGTCATGGTCGAAGGCCCTGTGATCTCGACTTGCGCCGCGCTCTGCTTTGTGCCGTCCGGGTGGTTTGGAGCCCACTTGACGGTGAGGGCGGAGCCCGTTGCGTAGGACGCCGTGATGCCGGAGACGGCGGGCGCCTTCGGCGGCATCACGGTCATGACGGAGTTGGAGCTTTTCCACCCGGAGTTGAGCCCGTTCGGGCTGGTGCGGTAGGCGCGCACGCGGTACGCGACGCTGCCAGCAGGCGCCGATGGGTCGTCTATGACCGACCTGCCGCCGGATGTTCCGTGCTCCCCCTTGAATGTGACCCAGCTCTTCCCTCCGTCGGTCGACCTCTGGGCATCATGGCCCTGCGGGTACCTGGCCGCATCATGGATCACGAGCCGAACCGAGCTGTTGCCCGTCTTTACCGCCTCGACCTTTGAGGGGGCGGCGGGGGTCGTGTAGGTGGTGCCGCACGCCACGTGGTTTGAGTTGCCGCCAGGGCCGTGGGCGCACAGGCGGTACTCGTACTTGTGGTTGGCGGAGGTTGAGTTATCGGTGTAGTTGGTGACGTCCCATGACAGGTCCGCGATGTTCACCCAGCTTCCGTCATCCGTCCTGCGGTCGACGTAGACACCGGCCCAGGGCTTCGCCCCGTCCATCCCGGTGTAATCGCCCTGCCATGAGAGCTTCTGCTGATTGTCGGAAACGCGAGCGAAAGAGCAGCCCTTCGGAGGGTTCGGCTTCGAGTAGCCGCGCTGGGGGATGCCCATGTAGGCGGTAGCCCAGACGTCTCCACCCGCCGAACCGTAGCCGTTGACTGTTTTTCCGTAGGCGCGCACCTGAACGGAGCAGTTCCACGAGCTCCCGTTCCTCGGCACGTCGGCGTTGAGGGGCGCGAGCGTGGCCGCCCTCCCCCAGTCGCCGTAGTTGTTCAGAACGACGTCCTGGCCCGCCACGCAGCGGCCGTTGACATAGGCCTCGAGGCGCACGCCGTACTGCGCGATGTACTTCGCCTCAAGGACCACGCCGATGGAGACGCGAGCCGTGGTGTCGTTGACGTTGGTGACGCTATACGTGTCGATGAAGGCGCGGTACCAGCGGTTTCTACCCGATACCTGCACCTCCCTCGTATATGTGCGGCCCATGGCCTACCACCCCTTTCTTGACGAGCTGGCCCTGTCCGCAGCCGCGACGATGACATCGACGGCGCTCTTGATGCTCTGGTCCGCGTCCTGCTGCCTGCCCTCGACGGTGATGTAGGTGTTGCCGCCGATTGCCGCTGCCGCCGGGGCGGCGGTCATGGGCACACCGGCGGAGAACATCGCGCCAGCACCGCCGACGGCGGATTTGATGGTCTTCTGCACGAGGGATTCGCCGGAGGCTATGCCCCTGGCCCAGTCGCGCATGAGCGCCTTGCCCGAGTACGTCGTGTAGCCGTGCCCGGAGAAGGGGCCTTCCTTGGCCGGGGAGAACGGGAAGAAGCTCCTGATCTTGTCGACCGCGCCGGAGACGATTCCGGTGACCGAGCCAATCGCCGCGCTGATGCCCTCGCCGAGGCCGTTGAGGATGGCCTTGCCGGACTCTACGAGCCATGAGCCCGCGCCGGTGAAGAAGCCAACTATCCTGTCCTTGATGCCCACGACCGTGTTGTAAACGGCGTCGACGCCATCCCTCGCAGCCCCCTTGAGCCCTTCCCAGATGGAAGAGAAGAACGATGTCACGGCGTTCCACGCCGCGTTCCAGATGGACTGTATGAGCGAGAGTGCCGAGCTGATCACGGTCTGGACGAGATTAACCCCTGCGCTCACGATGCCCCCGATGCCGTTCCAGACGGCCGAGGCGAGCGATTGGATGCCGTTCCACACGCCCGTCCAATCCCCGTTGATGAGGGCGAGGACGGTGGAGATGACGGCGTTGATGACGTTCATGACCGTCGAGACGACCGATTCGATGAACGAGAACGCCGCAGAGACGACGGCCTGAATCGCCGCACCCCATTGCATGAACAGCTGCTGGATGACCGGCAGCACGGTCTGGATAAGGAGCGCGAGGTTGTTGATGATCGGCGTGAGGGCCGTCGCTATGGTGGTTCCGAGCGATACGACAGCCCCGATGACCGTGGCCAAGACGGGGGCAATCGCCTGAATCGCGGCGGATATGACGGGCAGGACGGCGGCAGCTAGGTTGCCGAGCGCCGACCCGAGCACGGAGAGCGCGGGGAGCAGAACGGACGAGACCTGAGCGATTAACGGGGCGAACGAGGCCTGCATTGCGGCAAACGCGGGGGTGAGCGCCGAAGCGAGCGTGGAGACGGCGCCCTTTATGCCGTCGATGGCCGCTCCGACGAAGGATGCCACCTGCTGGAACGCCGCCATGAACTGCGAGGAGTCCACAGTCGGCAGCTTAATCCCCAACCCCGCGAGAGCCTGCACCGCGATGTTCCACGCGGTCGACAGCGCCTCGGAGACGATGGGCGCCAGCACGGAGCCAAGGCCCGAGAGCACCGAGGGGAAGGCCCGAATTATGCTCTTGCCGATTATCGCGACGCGGGGCGCCACGTTCTTGGCCACGGCGCCTATGGATTCCAGCAGCTGGTTCGTGAGCTGGCTGAAATCGACGTCGTCGCGCCCGAGGCCCGTGAGGAAGTTCGTCCACGCGGCCTTTGCCATCCCGATGGAGCCGGAGATGGTGGTTGACGCCTCCTTGGCGGTTGTGCCGGTGATGCCCATCTCCTCCTGCACCGTGTGGATGGCCTCCACGATGTCGGCGTAGGACTCGATGGTGAGGTCGGCGGTCTTGCCCTGCTCGGCGCGGAGCTTGTTGGCGTCCGCGATGAGGCGCTGCATCTCCTCCTTGGTGCCGCCGTAACCGAGCTTCAGGTTGTCCAGCATCGTGAAGTTCTGCTTAGCGAAGCCCTGGTAGGCGTCCTGCACGCTCTGCATGTCGGAGCCCATCTTGTTGACGTTGTCCGACATGTCGATCATGGCCATGTTGGCGTACTCCGCCGCCTTGGCGGTGTCCCCGCCCACAGATTGCACGAGTGAGGCGGCGAAGCTGGTGGCCTGCGTCATGTACTGGTTGGCGCTCATACCGGCGGTGCGGTACGCCTCGTCGGCGTAGGCCTTCAACGTCGATGCCGAGGAGCCGAACAGCGTGTCCACGCCGCCAGCAAGCTGCTCGTAATCCGCGTACGCGCCGAGGGCAGCACCGCCGATTGCGGACACGGCACCCGTGACGGCGGTGAACCCTGCGACGGCGAGCTTCCCCGCCGTGGCTGCGGCCCCACCGATGGAGGAAAGCGCGGATTTCGCCGCGCCGCTCCCGGCGAAGATGCCAGAGCCGAGGCCGCTGCCGAAAGACTTTCCGCCCTCGGTGCCCGCCTGGCCGAACTGCGCCTTGATGTCGTTCGCAAAGCCCCTCATGGAGGGCATGAGCGTCACGTATGCGGAGCCCACGTCAGCCATGGTCCACCCCCATTCCCAAGATGTCGTCGATTTCCGTGCGCGCGTCCATGGCCGCGTCCCTGTTCGCGTGCGCCTCTGCGAGCTTCGCCGGGTTCATGAGCGGCTCCGGCTCCGGGGTCGGCTTCTTCGGGTCATTGCCCAGGAGCCACATCAGCTGCCTTTGGTTGAACTCGATTCGCCAAAGGAGATACTCGGCGACACCCCATTCGTTCGACGGCTCCTGCGCCCTCGCCGTGCGCGACTGGGCGGGGAGCTGATACCAGAGAAGGGACATCCTCTCCAGATCAGGCACCTCGCCCTCCAATGGGAGCGAGATGCCGTAATACTGTTGGAAGTCGGCGATTACTTCGCCCCTGCTCCCTTCGAGGCAGGAGACGAAGCCGGCGAGTTTTTTGCACCACACGCCTCGATGGCCTTGCCCAACAGGGTCTGGATGCACGTGACGTCCCCGCCGAGACGGTCGATGTACTCCTCATCCTTGCCGTCGAAGATGCGCTCCATCACGTCGAACGCCACGCTGAAATCCTCTTCCGATTTCGCGAGCAGCTTTGCGGTCTTGTAGCTGCGCACGACGTCCGCGTCGCAGGTGAATTCGCCCTCGACGCCCTCGATGGTGAAAGTGACAGGGTTCACGCTACATCGCCTCCGTCTCGGTGGACTCGATGAAGTCGACGCAGGTGTCGCCGCCCTCGTCGCTCAGGTACTTGATGGTGATGGGGCGTGCGCAGAGCTCGCCGATGGCGAGGTTGAGCTCGTCCAGCTCGTCGGACTTGCCCTTGGGTACGACCTTGCGCCAGCGTCGGCCGTTCTTGAGGACGAGTTCGAGCACGTAGCTTCGAATGGTCTCGGAATCGCCGTTGTGGTGGACGGTGATGATTCCGTTCTCGTCGGTGACGTTCTTCTCGCCGTACTGGATCTTCAGCGTCTCGGCCTTGATCTCCGCGAAGGTGACCTGTCCGGACTCGACGCGGGAGGTCTTCGGAGAATCAAGAAGCTCTCCGTTCATGTCGAGGATGTCCTCGGAGTCGCTGTCGATCGTCTCCTTGTATCCGTCCGAGGAAATGTAGCCGAGTACCTTGAATGCCACGTTGAGCGGCGTCTTGATGTCTTTCGGCAGCTCGGTGCCGACCGGGGCGGAGAAGATGTAACCGCCCTTCACGCCTTTGGAGGAGCTGACGTTGTCGGCGTTGTTCTTGGTTGCAACTGTCTTGGCCATGACGGCCCCTTTCACTCGAAAATCGTAAGGTTCACGTTCGTCCTGTATCTGGCGCCGCCGGTTGCGGGGTCTGGGAGCCGGTACGTTCCGTCCGGGAAGGCGTCGAAGATGTTCTCCTCGTCCAAGAGCATCGGCACGGCATGCTCTACGAGGCCCGCCATCTCAGCCGCGCGCCTCCTCGTGGGAGCCCATGAGTACACGGCCACGAACGCCTGAGCGCCGAAGCCGAGGCCGTTGCCGCCGGTGAGCTCCACGGAAATGAACTCGTCCGGCGCGTCCCTCGGCACCTCAAGGACGGTCTTGATTCCCGTGGCGTACATGAGACGCTTCGCCACGGTTCTCTCCACGTCCATCGCGCCTCCTAACGCTTGCCGCGCTTCTTTGAGCGCGACCAATCGGGAGTCTTTCCATCAACCTTGATCGGCCTTACGAGGCACCCGTGGGCGAGCTTGCCCTTGATGGTGATAACCTCGCTGCCCTCCCGAGCCGCCTGCAGCTCGCGTGCCTTGGCGCGGATGAGAGACTGCACGCCGGCGGAGTTGAGCACCTCCCGGTATCCGGACCGCTTCCACCGCCTCCAGCGGAACCTGCACTTACAGCTAGCCATCGACCGCCACCACCTCGGCGACCATGTTCAGCTCGCCAGGCGCGTGCTCGTCCGCGTAGCGCTGCGGCCACCCGACGACCTCGCAGGTCACTCCGCGCACGACGACCGAGCACCCTCGAAGGTCGGCCCTGTAGCCCTTGGGGAAGAAGACCGAGAAGGCGACCCTCACGCCCTCGGGGCGCGTGGCATCCAGGTCGGAGGTGGGGCCGGGGCACACGACCACCCCGCCCACCTCCTCGCGCCTCGGTTCGCCGACGATCGGCTCGCCAAGCTCGTCGCGCCCCGCGTTCGGCGTGATCACGGTCACGCTCTCGGTCGCTATGAGGCTCACAGCTCCCCCCTCTCGATCGGGCGCAGGACGCGCCTCACGGAACCGTCCAGGCCGAGCAGGCGCCGCGCCGTCTTGCCCACGTACATCTCGCCCAAGGCGGAACCGTATGTGACGGATGCCGTGATGCTGCCCGCGCCCTGGCTGAGCTGCGTGGCGCCCGCCATGTTCGCGGGCGTGTTGAGCACGCGGTTGACGAGCATGCACGCGACGGCCGGGGCGGCGCGGTCGAACGCGGCGCTCTGACCCTTCTCATATGGGAGACCGTAGGCGGCCTCGTACTCGGAGAGGAGCATCGCCGAGGCGTCCGACAGCAGCGCGTTCAAGCGAGCCTCGTCCGCCGCCGCGCCGTAGCGGGCCGTGTAATCCTCTGCCGTCGCGAAAATCTCCATGGCTACCCCGTGACCTTCGCGAGGCCAGCTGCGGAGAGCTTGTCGAGGAGCGCGTTGTAGGCGTCCTTGACCGATGCGACGGTTGAGGCGTCGGGGCCGAGCTTCGCGATGGTGCCCAACAGGGGTTCGCCCTCGGCGTTGACGACGGCCACGTGGGCGGGCAGGAGCGGGGACGCCTTTGCGGCGTCCTCGATCACGACCTTCTGCACCAAAACGGACATCTGGCCACCCCCTACGCGCTCTTGAGGACCGCGAAGCCCTTGTGGTCGAGGACCGCGTATGCGTAGACCGCCTCGGTTCGGAACGCGATCTGGTTGTGGGCCTTGAGGTCGACGCCGGTCTGGTCGGGGTCGCCGTACTCGATGATCTCCGTCCAGATGTCGCGCACCATGCCCCACTTGATGAGGGCGAAGTCGCCCATGATGCCGAGGACCTTGGTCTGCTCGGTGGCGAGTCGGCCATCCACGGTGCCGGACACGGCGGCGTCGATGCCGTCGATGCTGCCCGCGTTGAGGTTCAGGGGCACCTCGGGGTAGAGGCGCTGGCCGGTGGCGGGCACGCGAAGCTTGCGCAGGGCGCTGGCGTACTTCTTGGACAGGGCGAACCCGTTGATGTCGTAGTCCATGAGGGCGTCGACGAGCTTGTCGATGTCCTCGACGGGGCTCTCGCCGGAGGTGACTGAGACCGCGTTGGCGGTGAGCGCGGTGTAGCCGCTGAGCTTCGAGCCGCCCTTGGGGTTCACGGCGTGGTACACGACGTAGTCGAGGGAGCGGCCGATGGCGGCGTTCTGGTCGGCGAGGATGTTGTCGACGATCTCCATCTTGTTGTCCTCGTCCGCCCAGCGCAGCTCATCGCTCACGCGGGTCGTGGTGACGACCTTGACGCGCTTGCCCTCGATGGGGGTGAAGTTCAGCTCGTAGGAGCCCTTCTTCGCGCCCTCCTCGACGACCTCCGCCTCGGAGGACGGGTTGAAGATCATGTGGTTGACGTCGACGAACTTCTGCGGCTTGCTCGGGGAGAGCTTCGCGATGGTCGAGGTGTCCTTGGCCTTGTTCAGGAGCTCCGTCACGACCTCGCGCGGGAGCTTGATTTTCTTGGTGTCGTTAGCCATGTCTTCTCCTTAATCGTTTCCGAATAGCTGGTTGATGAAGTCGCGCTTGCTAGAGCCGCCGTCCGCGCCGCGCGGGAAGCTGCCCGGCTTTTCGACGCTCGATGCGGGCTTCTTCTTGAAGTGCTTGAGCAGCTTGTCCGCATAGGCGGACATGGCCTCCTCGTCATCGCCCACGAGGAGGTCGGCGGGGACGCCCTTCGCCTCGGCCACCTTCGCGGCGACCTTGGCGCGCTCCTCGGCCTTCTCCTTGGCGTCGAGGCGCTTGGTGAGGTCGGCGATTCGCTCCTCGGCGGTCTTTCCCGCCTGCTGGGCCTCCTCAAGCTGCTTGGCGGCGTTCTTGTTGTCCTTGGCGCGCTTCTCCCATTCCCGGGAGTGCGCCTTGGCCTCCTCCGCCTGCGCTTTCGCCTCCTCGTAAAGTGCCTTGTAATCGGGTTCCTCGCCGTTCGGCTGACCCTCGATTTGCACTGCACCCTCTTTAGGCATCGCTGCTCCTTCCCGCGCCGTGCGGCGCTCCCGGCCCGCCGTGCGGCTGGCCTTTCAGTTGGATGTGCGCCGTGCGGCGCGTTGGGAGGATTGTCCTAGCGGCGTGAGATTTGGCCGTATCGGCATGAAAAAGGCCGCCCTTTCGAGCGGCCAAACATTAGAGATGTTGATTCGATTAGGAGCCTACATGCCCAGCTGGCTCCTGATGAGCCCCGTAGCGACCATGGCGCACGTCTGCTTAACGACCGAGAGGGACGTGTCCCCGACAGCTTTGGTGATGGCCTCCTTCGCCTTGTTCCAGACCTGCGGCGAGCGGATGGCATCGAGATAATCATAGCCGTCCCACGTCATCGAGAAAATGCGCACGTCCATCGGCTCTCCAAAGCCGTCACTGTCAATCTCGGCATCGATGAGGCCATGGCTATGCATAAGCCCAACATGGAAGGCGAGCCTCCTAATGTCGCCGCAGCACCCGGAAAGGACGTCGAAGCCGATAGTGCCATCCGCTTTCTCAACAGTCAGGAGGATGCAACGGACGAGGTCTAGGTCGCGCTTCATCGCTGCTCGATTCCACGGGCGTAGATTTCACGTTCCACGATGTCGTGAAAATCGGGCTTCAACCCGTGCTCGGGGCGCAGCTCGTCCTCAACATCGCACTCGGCAAGCCATAATTCGAGTTCCTCAGGAGTCAAGCTGTCGATAATGGGCGTTGTGTCATAATCGTCGCCCCTTGATGCGAAATGCTTCTCGTATTCGGCGTTTACCCTAGCGTATATGCTCAATCTTGACCCCCAATTCATCCTCTATTGCTGCAAGCGCAGCCTCCTCCGTCTTGCCGCGAGCAATGCGGTTGTCGTATACCTTGCGAATGCTCTCCTCTGAAATAGTATAGCCCGCGCTTGGCTCTCCGACCAGCGAATACCTGTATAAGCTGCCATCGTGGCACGCGATCACTCCAAAGGATGCTCCACTCGCCTTAAGACCAGCGATGTCAGCGGCAGACGGCAGGGAGCTACCCGGGTGATTGTGGAGCATAGCCACCTCGGCGCCGGATTCGATGGCCCCCTTGATACGAAGCTTCATCTTCCTGCTTGCCCTCACCTCGTACTCGACCTCAGAAGTGGTCACGCTAGAAAGCCGCTTGCCGTTCGTGATGTCATAGGCGTACAGGTCCTCATAGGGAGTGCCGGAGCGGTGCCGCAGGATGCGCCGGATGTCGGCTAGGGCGGTCTCCGGCGGATTCCCACCGAAGGCCTCTTTTACCGCGCGCTTGTATCCCCGGGTAGCGAGTCTCGCCATATCGACCTCAAGCGAGTCCCTAAGTGCGCGCCATTCATCTAGGGTCATACCCTCGCTGACGGAAAGCTTCCCGAATTGCCGCTCGTTCCACGTCAGGCTCTTGTCAGCTTGTATTTCCTCCATGAGCCGCCACCGGTCGAGCCACTCATCGGGATCGTACCCCTCGATCTCCATACCGTCGAAGCCGGGGATGACCTTGCAGCGGCAGTTCTTGTGGTAGTGGTTTCCCTCGCCCGCCGTCTTTGCTGATTTGTAATCGAAACCACGGGAGGCAAGCATCGCGCAGAAGCTGCACGTCTCCCCTCCCATGGGCACCCTCGCGTACCTGAGGCCGTCGCGCTTGGCGTTGAGGCGCATGGTCTGGTTGGCCCGCCTAGCCACCTGGTCGGACGCCTTAGAGGCGCAGGCGAGGATGAAGCCCGTCGGGTCGCCCGAGAGGAACTTGCCGAGCTGGTAGCGCACCTCGCTCTCGATGTGGCCGTGGACGTCGGACGTGTCTATGACAGCGGGTTTGACCCTAACGCCGGAGAGCTCGGCCATGCCCTCGTACATATCCGCAGCGAGCGACGAGGCCCCGTCGCCGAACGCCCCCACGGAGTCGTCGACTACCTCGATCGCGAACTCGCGCACCTGCTCCGGTTTGGCTCCCGGGAACTTCTCGATGAACGCGCTTATCCTGCTCGAAGCGTATTCGTAGGCCTTGCCCTCAAGCGCGGCGAGCCGCTTATCGTATGCGCTAAGCGCCTTCCTCGGCAGAATCAACGCCATCACCCGTCCCCGTCATCTGGTCGACGATCGCACGGCCCTGCACCTTGCGGTTGTCGCTCTCGATTCGCTGCATCTGCTCGTCCGTGTAATCGAGGAGTTCCAAGACCACGTCCGAGTTGGCGAGCTTCGGCACCGCCTGGACCTGCTTGAGCACCGCGTCGCTCTGGCTGACCGCAGAGGGGTAAGCCGGGGAAAGCCAGCGCGGGTTCACGTTGTGGCCCGCGTCGCGCTCGGTGGCGAAGTCGGTGTCGTTCACCACCGCGAGGGCCATGTACGCCACGTTGCGCAGGGCGTTGCCGTTGTCTCGGTTCAGGTTCTTCGCGTCGATCACGAGGGGTTCAAGGGATGCGGCGATGGCATCGGAGCTTGAGGGGTTGTCGTTGCTCACGCCGAAGAAGGACACGGGGACGTCCGTCACGCTGGACATCTGGCACGCGAGGGTGCGGAAGTACTCGGAGAGCGGTGCCATCTGCAGCTGCGCGGATTGCCAGACGGTCGGCACATCGCCGTCCTCGTCCTTGGTCACCTCGTTGATCGCGCCCATGCTCGCGTCGTATTTGTTCTGTCCGTTGGTCACGCGCTTTGCTGTTCCGAGCAGCCACATCTGCGGGAGCGTGGCGGATTCCGCAGCCACCTCCATACGGGCGCGCTGGCGGATGGCGTCGTCCGTGATGCTCATGACGGCGCGGGTGATTCGGGACGCACCGAACGGCCGCTCCAGTGTTGCGCCGTGAGCCATGGGCTCCATGAGGGGTCGCCCCATGGAGTTCTCGTCGTACTCCGCGCGCCACAGGCCGTTCGCATAGGCGATCTTGATGAGGCAGTCCTTCTTGAAAACGTGGATGAGCGTGGGGATGCGCTCGCGGGTGCCCCTGCGCTCCCTCGACTCCGCAACCACGAGACCGGCCTTGATCTCCTTCTGCGCGTCATCCCAGATCGCGCTCGCGGCAGTGGCCGGATAGGCGCTGATGACGGGGTTCCCGAGGCCGTCATCGGTCACGGTCCAGAACCCGCAGCAGTGCTTGAGCTCGCCGATGAGGTTCTTCCGGTACAGCTCCCCGAGAGAGTTGGCCGCGTAGATGGCGCGCAGCTTGTCGGTGGTCTCCTCATCGTCGGTCGTGAACCCGTTCAGCACCGAGCGGTCCGCGAGGGCGTGGACGGCCTTCTTGGGCCAATCGATTCTCGGGTCGATCTTCGCCGCGAGGCTCGCGGGCATGGCGATGCCCAGGTCCTTCACGCGCACCTTCCCAAGGTAGTACCGCTCGCGCTTCGCGTTTCCGGGCAGCTTCCTGCGCCACGTCTCAATGAGGTCCAGAACGAGCCGCCTGTCCTCCGGTTCGAGGTTGTAGGCGTTCGCGATGTCGGTGGACAGTTCCTTGTTGATGCCCATTAGAAGTTCGCCTCCTGCTTCCTAGAGGGGTCTCTTTTCGTGGTGCGCGCCGCGTACAGGGCGAGCGACGCCGATTCGATGGGCGCCGCCATGGAGTTCGGGCCGTCCCCGAAGCCCCAGCCGCCAGCGGAGCCGATGTCGCGCTTGACCGACCTCGCGGCGGACTTGTCCAGAGCTGGCGATGCGATGTGGCCGAGGGAGCCGTCTTTCAGCTCGTCGAGCAGCATCGAGGCAGCGGCCTGCACGATCGCGGGGCTTCCCGTGATAACCGCCTTCTTCGGGAACGCGTTGTCACCCAGCCTTTGGATAAGGGCGTCCGCCCCGGACTTCCCGTCGATGCACACCGCCGCGATCTCGCCCTTGTTCCGGAGGAGCATGTCCGAGATTCCCGCCGTGCCGCCATCGGTGCAGGCCACGTCGTACAGCTCCACGTAGGAGGGGCCTCCCCTCACCGCGCGAGCCCATGAGATGGCCGCAGTCCTGCCGTCGGTGGAGAACTTCACGCCGAAGGCAAGCTTCCCGTCCGTCATCGCCTTCCTGACTTCCCGCTTCGCCCATAGGCCGGGCGGCAGGGCGGGGTTTGCCACCTCGGCGTCGTCCGCCCACCACCCCAGGCGCTCGCGCGCGAAGGTGTCGGGCGCCATCTGGTTGCACTCGCTCTCGACGGCCTTCAACTCGAGAACGATTCCGAGCGAAGGGTTGCACTCGTACCAGCGGGAGCGGTCGTTCTTGTCTCCGATCTCGGTGGCGCCCCACTCCATCCAGGCCATCTGCGAATCGCCTTTGAGAATGGATTTCCGAAGGTTCGCGAAGACCGTCCCCAGGCATTTTGGGCCGGGCGGGGTTCCGAGGTAGATGGTCTGCGGGTTGTGCATCTTTCCGGCCGAGATGGCGGGCAGAAGCGCCGCCTGCTGCATATCGGTCAGCTCCTGCGCCTCGTCTATGATCAGCACGTCGAAGCTCTTGCCTCGACCGCCGCTGTCCGTTCTGGTGGTGAACCGGATGGTCCCGCCGTTGTTCAGGACGATGGCCTGCTTGCCGTTGGTCTTGCGGACGTATTTGAGCAGGTCGCGAAGCTCCTCCTCCTCATCGTCCTCGAACGGGGCCTTGAGTTCCTGGAACATCTCGTCGGAGGTGTCGCCGTGGTGGCAGGTGTACAGGATCTTCTCCCCGCGCATGAGGCCGTCGAAGCATCGGGAGCGGACGACCCAGCTCTTACCGTTCTGGCGCGGGACGCTGATGCCGACCTCGGAGTTGACGTACATGCCGTCCCCATCGGTGGCGAGCATCACATCGAGCAGGTGGGGTTGCCACGGCATGGGGGCTCCGAAATACTGCGATGCGAGCTCGGTCGCGATGTCCGCCGCGCCCTCGACCCCGTCCGGCACGTTCAGCTCAAGCGTCGGTGTCTGCCTAGGCTTCACTCGCCCACCGCCCTACGGGGCGCGGGGCGCGAGGTTGCGAGCTGCAGAAGCTGCGCCTTCTCCGTCGTCCGCTTCTGGGGTGCACTGGCCTCCGCCCGGCTCTTAGGGGACAGGCCGAGCTGGTCTGACAGGGCTCGAATCTCCGCGCTCGCCTCCTTGAGCACCGCGAGTGCGGGGCTCTTGCGCATCATGGGAAGGCTCCTGCCGTCCGGGGACTTGAACGGCTTGTATCCCACCGCGTCGAAGATGCTGATCCGCCCGTCGCCCTTGGAGATCGCGTTCTGGGCGCTGCGGAAGACCGCGTGCCAGAAGCACAGCTCGCGCAGCGGCTCGACGTCCTGCTTGGTGAAGTTGTTGTCTCCGCTCGGGGCCAGCGATTCCCAGATGGCGCTCTGCACGGGGTCTAGAGCGATGTCATCCGGCATGGAAACGCCCCGTCCGCCCTTGGCCATAGCGCCTCCCTTCTCGTTGGGAGCGATGGTATAGGCGGCGTGAGATACCCCCCCATTGCCCCGAGGTATGCGGGGGGAAATCGGCTATATCGCCCGGGGCGGGCCTTCGAGGCAGGGGGTGGGGCAAGCCCCCCTATGCCGTTTTAAGGCCGCTTGCCGCAGCCTCGGGCAACCACCGCCGAGTCGACGGGAACGCCCCGAATCCGCCCCTTAGAACAGCCGAGAGCGCACGATGGGAAGCCCCTTCGCGCCATCGTCCCCGTCCATCCTGTTGCCGCGCCTCTGGTTGCAGATGCGGTGCGCCGCATCCACGTTGGAGTAGTCCAGCGGGTCTCCCCCACGGCTCACCGGGATAAGCTCGTCCACCTCGAAGCTCCACGGGTCTCCCGCCGGTAGGGCGTAGTCGATGGGCATGCCGCAGATGTGGCACGGCCTGCCCTCCGCCCTGAGCCTCGCCCTGAGCTTCCTCCTCGCGTTGCCGTTGGCGTTGCGCGGGTTCACCTTCCCCATCCCAGGCCTCCTTTTGAATAGAATCGCGCTACAGGCCCGTCCCTGCGGGCACCAGCCTGCATAATCCGCGCCATTCAGCTTTGATTCCCGCATAATCGCATCGACATGAGAAAGGGCCGCCCGAAAGGACGGCCCCGGTGACGCACGGCCATGGTGGACGGCGGGTAATCGGTGCACCCTACACCGCGCTGGTAACGGAACCCCGCCGCCCGTCGTGACCGTGCGTCGCATGTTCGCTCTGGTCTAGGTCTTAATCAACCCTCACCGCCGTCTTTCCCGTGGCGTTCTCCCAGCGGGTTATGATCACGTCGCAGTAGTGCGGGTCTAGCTCCATCGAAAGGCATTTCCTGCCCATGCCCTCGCACGCCATGAGCGTGGAGCCGGAGCCTCCGAACACATCGAGGACGGTGTCGCCCTCCTTGGTGGAGTTCCTTATCAGGTAGGCCATGAGGCCGACGGGCTTCATGGTGGGGTGCTCCGCATTCACGGAGGGCTTGTCGAACTCCAGGACGGTGCTCTGCTTGCGATCCGAGTACCAGCTGTGCGCGGCCCCGTCCTTCCAGCCGTACAGGCACGGCTCGTGACGCCATTGATAGTCCTGCCTTCCCAGGGCGAAGGTGTTCTTTGCCCAGACGAGGCATTCCCTCACGGTCATGCCGGAAAGCTCGCAGGCCCTCAGGAAGTTCATGCGCTGGCTGTCGGCATGCCAGATGTAGAAGGCGGCGCCAGGGTTCAGAACCTCCATGGCGTTGTCGAAGGCGGATTTGAGGAACGCGACGAAGGCGTCGTCGTCATCCCAGGAGTCGTTCTCGATCACGAGGCCGTCCGTCCTGCGGTGGAGCTGCTTGAGCTCGGATGGCCGCATGTGCTGCCCGAGGGCCACGTTATAGGGAGGGTCTGTCAGGAGTAAGTCGCAGAACCCCCCCCCGCAAGTTTCTCCACGTCCTCGCGGCAGGTCGAGTCGCCGCACATGATCCGGTGCGCGCCCAGCTGCCAGATCTCGCCCTTCTTGGCCCTGCACTCGACGACCTCCGGGACCTCGTCCTCCTCCACGTCCACATCCTCGATTGCCTCGCCGAGGGAGTCCGCGAAGCCGAAATCCGCCATGTCGAACTCGTCCGCCAGGACATCCAGCTCATATGCCAACATGTCCTCGTCGAAGCCGGTCATCATGGTGGTCTGGTTATCCGCCAGGGTCAGGGCGCGGCGCTGCGCATCGGTGAGGTCGTCCACGAAGATGCACGGGACATCCTCCATCCCCAGGTTCCTTGCCGCCGTGGTCCTCGCATGCCCGGCCACGATCTCGGCGATGCCGTCCTCGTTGTGCCAGGCGATGACAGGGTTCCTGAAGCCGAACTCCCTAATGGATGCCTCGACCGCATCTATCTGCTCCCGAGTGTGGAGCTTCGCGTTGTTGTCGTAGGGCTTCAGCTCCCCTATTGGGATTCTCACTACCTCAAGCTCGCTGATTCTCATCTGCTACCCCACAATCGTCCGAATGAGCCATGCGATCAGGGCAACAAGGCCCGCGTCTATGGCAATGCACACCAGGGCTGCGGTCACACAGCCGAACGCGCCCGTCACCTCGCCCCTCATCGCGCTCCAGTCATGTTTTCTCATCAGCACTCATCGTCCTCTCTCGTGAAATCGTTCTTGCTCTCGCTGCACCAGCCCCACTCGCATCCGCTGGGGCACCTCTCCCAGAACTCGCAGTCCCGGCACTTGATGATCGGTTCCGGATCTGGCTCGACCCAGTCCTCGTCCCGCAACCCGAAGCTCATCTATCCTCCCTTGGTGAGAAGCGGCAGTACCGACTTCCTCGAACTGCCCTGGCGTTGACCGCGATGGGGATCGAGCAGTTGACCCTCTCGAAATGCTCTCGGTACTCGGGGCACTTGCAGCAAATGCACATCGCGATGCATTGCGAATTGGCGCAAGCCGTGCAGGAGGGAATGAGCCGCATCCGCACGGACCTGATCGGATGTCGAAGCCAGAACGGGACTCTCATCGCTCAACCCCCTTTGCCAAAGCCACCTTGAGACGGGCGTTCTCGGCCTCAAGCTCCCTGCATCTATCCAAAAGCCGCTCATTGTCCGCGACGGTGACCTTCCATGCGGACGGGTCGATGAGGTCGGCAAGGTAGAGCACCGTCACATCCCGGCTAGGCGTCCCCAGCGCGTCGAACAGCTGGGGCCAGTTCACATTGGTTGACGTGACGAGCTCGGCGAGCTTGTCCGAAACCCGCCTGCGCTCCTCGATACTCGGTGTCATTCGTCCTCCTCAAAGACGATGGTCCCATCGTCGTATTCCGATTCGAGCCATGCTAGATAGCCTGGAACGCCGTTGAATTCCCTGATGATCCGACTGCTCGTCGTGGCCTTCGACATCGGCTCCGTGACCCATACGCTGACGCGGATCGGGTGGGATTTGAAGCGCACCTCCATGCGCGACGCCGCCTCGGGCGTGCCGAAGTAGTGCTCGAAGTTCGTCATTCGTACACCACCTTCGCTCCGCACCGCATGCAGTAATCGGGCTCGTCATCATATGAGTGCCTGCCGTCGCATTCCGAGCAGCAGAGCTCGACGCCGTTGTCGATCATCCGGCACGTCCGCTCCTCCGGCTCGATAAGGTCGGCGAGCCTGTTGAACAGATTCCCGCCCTCGCCGACCCGAACAGCACCCATCACGTTCGTCAGGTAGACGAATGCCGCAAAAATGGGGTTTGCCGGAGGCTTCTCTGACTCCATCTCCCTGCGCCTGTTCCTGAGCCGAGCGGCTATCTCGCTGCGCTCTTGCCTGGATGGACATGTCATTCTTCATTCACCCCTTCGTTGGCGAATCGGGTATTCCATTTGGCAGCCGCCTCGTCTTCGGACTTCCACCAATTGCCGGGTGTTCCGGCGGGGCATCCCTCGACGTCGTCGCAGCACGCGGCGAACATGGTCCCGTATACGCTCACGTTCTCGGCCATGTGTGCCTTGACCCCGCAGAAGGGGCACTCCTTGAGCTCCATGCTCTTACTCCAATCCGCCCAGAAGCACCAGCAGCAGCAAACCAGCCGCCAGCAGCTTCACGAGCTCGTAAATCTTGCAGGCGATGGCCGCTGGTAGGGTCAAGGCGGCGACTATGGCCAAGACCACCGCTATCCTTCGCATGCATCCTCCTCATACGGGCGCTTTACCTCGCGCCCCTTGTTGTCGACGTACCAGATGAACACCGGCGCCCCGGTGTAGGGCCTCCGGTAGTTGTAGCGCCACTCCCGGACCTCGAACACATCCTGGAGCGGCGCCCAGCGGGCCGCCCAGCACCTATCCCACACGACGTGGTAGTCGAGCGTGCGGTCGAAAAGCCCGACCATCATCGGAGGGAAGGCTTGGAGCCTCGGCACCGGCCTCGCCCCGTAGAAGCACTCAAGGCATTTCGCACGGTCGAAGGCCTCCGCGGTGCCGAACAGCCCGTAAAGCTCCTCGACCATCGGGCGAACCCTCGCCTCGTCGCATCCACGTGACACGAGATGGGACACGCAACGCTCCAGCGGGCTCGGCTCGCGCTCCTTCGGGAACAGGTCGAGCGCCATCTGGCCGGGGATGACGCCGATCACCGCGAGGCCCCCTTGATGAGCGACCGCGCCTCGGGGACGCTCACCTCCATGGCCCTTGCGATCTCATCGACGCTGCATCCGGCGCGCTTCATGCGCTGCGCGTGCTTCTCGCGCTGATACCTGCTCATCCCGATGCCGCCGGAGACGCCCGCCGCCCGCAGGGCCTTGTGCATCTCAATGCGCTTGCGGTTCGCCCCGGAGAAGTCGCGGTTCGCCTCGAGCTCGTCGATTTCCGCTCGATACCGCTCGATGATCTCAGGCCCCTCCATGGCTAATCCTCCGATTCCTCTGCGAGGCGCTCGTTGTAGGCCTCGAGGAACTCCGGCTCGAACTCCTCCACGAACTGCGTCTTGGAGATTCCCCTGGGCAGGGAGTAACCGAGCAGGCACTCCAAGCACCAGTCCTTAAAGGGCACGTACGCATCGCCGTCTTTCACGGACTGGAAAAGGCTCGTGCAGGACTTGAAAAGGCGGACTCGGCCCTCGTTGTAGATGACCTGGTGCACCGGGTCGGGCTGCGCCTCAAGGCGCTCCCTGAGAAGCTGGTTCTCGGCCTCAAGGCGCTCGACATCATCGTTGAGCGTCAGGACCGCCTCCTGGGCGCCCTCAAGCTCGGCAAGCACGTACTCCTCGCAGGTGTTGAATTCCATTTCAGTTCCCTTCTCGAATGTCGATCGTTCGATCGTGTTTCCTGTCTTCGATTCGCCAGAAGCCGAATCCGTAAAGCTCCTCCGCGTGAGGCCCCCACTGCTCAAGGAGGATTCCGTCCCACCACCACCGCTCGTACTGCGGGTCGTCCCACATCCAGCGCGCCGTGAGCGCGGAGCCGCCGTGGAACCCGTTGTGGCACCCGGTGGTGCCGGAGCCGCACAGGGCGAACAGTGGGGAGCGCAGGAACCACGTCCTTTCCGGGGTCACGAGCGCGAAGCGGTCGCCCAGCCTCCTCGGCGCGACGTGGTGGCAGTTGGTGGCGGGCCGGTTGCAGATGCAGCACCGCTCCCCGGTCCGCTCGTAGCTCGACCCGTGGGTGTAGCGCGCCCCGATGTGGGGCTTGCCGTACAGCTCGGCGCGTTCGAGGGACAGGCCCCTCAGCTGGCTCATGGTCGGCACTTCACCCTCCAATCCTCGCCCGCGACCTCGATGATCCGGCAGGAGCCTATGACCCTCGACGCCAGGCGCTTACCGGGGACCTCGCCCCATGAGTTCGAGAGAACCCCGATTCGCATGTTGCTGGTGAAGATGGTCGGAAGCCCGGCCTTGACGCGCTCGTCGACGAGCACCGAGAGCTTCTCGATGGCGGTCTCGGTCGGCCTCTCCATGCCGAAGTCATCCAGGGCCAGAAGCGGGATGCGGCACGCCCTGTCGAGCGCGTGTTTGTCGCCGTCCCTCTCGAAGCCCGCGTAGATCTCCTCCATGAGCCTGGGCGCCGAGACGAGGCGCGCCTTCCCGCCGGAATCGACCCACATGCGCACCGCGCAAGACGCGGCGTAGGTCTTGCCTCGCCCGGACTCCCCGTGCACGTACGCTCCGACCCCTTCCTTGGCCAACTCGTAGAGCCTGTGCCCGAGCTCGCAATCGGCGCGGGCGTACTCGCCGACAAGCCCGGCGGAGCGAAGCTGCGAGGCCCGTATCTTGGCCATGGCCTCGGCTCTCGCGTCAGAAATCGCTGTACTCATTTCGCGCCCCCTTCCTGCAATCCTTGACGATCCAGTTCCTCGCCGCCGCCTTCCAGTCCCTCATCGGGCTCTTGCCGACCATCCACCCCTTGCTGGCGTAGAAGTCGGTGAACTTGCACCCGCTGAACCCGGACGGGTCGTAGCCGTTCTCCCGGCACCACTCCGCCGCGTATGCGTCCGCCTCCTGCGGGGTGGGTGGCTTGAAGCGCCTGCGCTTCACCACCTCTGGTTTGGATTGGACTGGACTGGTTTGGTCTGGTTTGGGTTCGGCATCTTCCAAACCACCCTTTACGCTCTCGCAAAGGGTGGTTTCGGCATCACCCAAAGCAGGGTTTGGCGATTCGCAAAGGGGGGTTTCGGCTTCGCTAAAGGGTGGTTTCGTTTCATCCGAAGCCGCCTTTTTGTTACCTCGACCCCCGCTTTTTCCGTTGCTCCTGCACTGCTTCGAGTTGGCGATGTCCTCGCGCAGGCTCTCGAAGATGGCATCGAGCGGCCACCCCAGATCGGGCTCCTCGCCGTAGGTCCCATACCGGACCAAGGCCCAGAGGAGCGAGCCGCGCAGCTCCTCCGGGACCTTGGCCACCGTGTCGGTGAGCTTGGGGAACCACGTGAACTTAGTTCCCTCCATGCCTAGCGCTCCTTGGAGGCGAGGCCGGGCGTATAGGCGACCTCGGCGCCGTTTCCGGTGTAGATGGTCGTGAGGATGTGGTCATAGCGAGCCGCCTTCACCTCGGGGTGATCGGCGAGGTAGCACATGAGCACACGGCGCATGCGCTTCACGTTGTAGACCTGCTTTGGCTCCTCGACACCGCGCTTGCGGTGGGTCTCGACGTTCACGAGGACGTGGCAGCCGGACTCGTCGATGCAGAGGGCATCGGCCTTCCCCTCATCGCACTCGTATCCCGTCATGTCGACGCTTTTCAGGTCCTTGCTCAGAAGGAACTCCTTGGCGATTAGCTCTCCGATGTCGTAACGCATATTCGCTCCTTAGAATGGGATGTCTTCGTCGTAGGCGTCTTCTGGCTCCGGCTCTGCGGCCTGCTGTCGCGAAAGAAACTCGATCTCCTCCACGATGACTTCGAGCTTGCTGCGGCGCTGGCCGTCACGCTCCCAGGAGCTGTAACGGAGCTTGCCTTCGATAGCCACCTTGCAGCCCTTCGACAGGTAGCGGTTGATCTTCTCCGCGCGGGTGCCGAACATCGTGCAGTCAACGAAGTTCGGGTAGTCCTCCCACTCGCCCGTTTGGGGGTTCTTGCGGCGGTCGTTGACCGCGATGCCGAAGGAAAGCACTTGCGTTCCGCCGGTCGTGGCGCGAAGCTCGGGGTCGCGCGTCAGATGGCCGGACACGGCCACTCGGTTGATGCTCATTTCTCCTCCTTGTACTGCTTGACCGTCTCGGCGAGCTGCTTGCCGTACTCGATGAGCTGTTCGTCGGTGAGCTTCGCGGGGTCATCGGTCTGGAAATGCGCCTCCAGATAGCCGTCCAACTCCTCGTTGGTCAGGCCGTGCTCTATGCACACCGCCTTGTATCGGGCGACCTTGGCCAGCATCTGCTGGCGCTTCGAGGGTTTCTTGGTACCTCCCAGGGTCTGCCCGGAGGATTTCTTCGGCTCTTTGACGGGGCCTGTATCACCGTCCGAGTCGTTTTCCCCAGCCAGTCCGAAGGCCTTGTTGAGCGAGTAACGGCGCGCATACGTCTCGCGCTTGCCGAAGTTCTGTGGGTCGGTCTCGTAGGAGTAGTATTCGCGGTCAAGCTCAACGACCGCGTCGCCACGGCACACGTTGGTGCTGATGAATAGCGTCCCGTCATCCTCCCGAACGGTTTTCTGAAGGAGGTAGAGCCCGTTGTCGTTCAGGGCCTTGCGCACGACATTCAGCACGTCCGAGAGCTCTGCATAGGAGTACTTCCTGCTGCCGATCTGACCCTCGCCGCGCATCTTCGGATTGGTCATCTCGGACTGAGCCTTTGCCAAAAGGTCGAATATAGGCTTGCTCTCGGCCATCTAGCTCACCCTCCCCTCGCGCTTGAGGGAGCCGCCGATGCCGTTCTCGTGGCAGAAAAGCCGAACGGCGTTCGCCTCCTCGACCGTCGCCGAGAGAAGCCGGAACGTCCAGCCATAACGGGGCTCCTTCTGAGGGGGCTCCGCCGGCGCCGGCGCGACGTCGCCTGGGACCGAAGAGGGTTCCGGAGCCTGCTCCGGCTCGGGGGCCGGTTGCTCCATAGCGGCCTTCATCTCCGCGATGCGCCTGTCCTCCGCGTCCTCGCGGGCAGCCGCCGAGATCGCCACCCCGAGGTCGAGGGTGCGGAAAAGCTCGCGCTCCGCAGTCTCGTAATGGGCCATGGACAGCTTCATGGACTTGAGGGTCTCCCAGTCGTTCGCGAGCTTGCCCACCTTCTCCTCAAGGGCGTTCTTCGCCTTGACCTCGCCGAAGGACTTCAAAAGCCATGCGTCCTCGTGGATGCGCTCGTAGGGCACTACCGGAGCCAGCAGGTCGGCGATCTGCGCGTAATACGCCGCGAGGCCGTTGTACGCGCGCTTCCTTCGGGCGTCCTCGGCCGCATCGAGCTGCGCCTTTATGTTGTCGGAGGCGTCCTTTGCGATCCCGATGATTCGCTTGCACTCCCCCTCGAAGGTGGAGAGGGGCTTCGTGTACTCGCGCTTCACCGCCTTGCGGCGCTCGTCGATCTCCCTCACGATTCCATTCAGGTACGTCCGGTCGCGTTTCGCCTGTTTGATGGCGTCCTCGGAGGTGAGGTCGTAGGTCGCGCCCTCGTAGTCGGCCACCATGGCGCGGACTCGGGCCTCAAGGGTCTCGAAGTTCGCCCTGATGGGCACTGGGACGTAGGTGACCTCCAGCCTCTCGTCATCGATAACTTCTGCTTGCATTGCGATTCCTTTCAGAAGAATTAGCGGATGATCTCGCCCGTCTCGCTGTCGAATTCGAACGTCTCCTGCTCCGGCGTCACCTTGAGGAACACGGTCTGTCCGCTCATCTTGATGAGGTCGAACGCATCCGGGGCGTCGGTGAGGATTTCCATCTGCAGGTTCGCCGTCCCGCCCTTGACGGTCGTCTGCTTGAACAGGGCCTTGACTTGGACGGACATGGCTACTCCCCGATGATTCGCTTGATGAGGCGGCCGAGCTCGGAGTCGGCGTCCACCTCAAGCTCGATCGCGCCCACGGCATTCTTGAAGGCCTCCTGCTTTGCGAGCATCTTCCGGTTGAACCCGGACACGTCCTCATATGCCTCTCGGCGAACGTCCTCAGGGAACTGGCCCGCGATGGCCTCCAGGACCAGGATTGCCGTGTAGGCGCTCTTGACCATCGTGACCTGGCGGAAATGCTCGGAAGCGTCGTCCTGGACCATGTGATAGGTCAGGTTGCTCGCGACCGCAGCCGTCACCTTGAGGAGTCTCAACTGCAGATCGTCGAAATCGTCATTCGCCATGTGGTTGCTCTCGAAGTACTTCATTCCTCTTCCTTTCGGTAGATTTCGTTGTAGTAGGCGACCTCCACATGCAGGAGGTTCCCGGTGCCGCTGGGCCTTCTCTCGCCCTTGGCCATGCAGATCTCTATGACCTGCGAATCGTCGGCGTAGGCCAGGCCGTTGAGCGAGTCGAGGACGAGCTTGGCCACGTTGTCCAGATCGGGCTTCCCGAGGTCCTGTCGGAACGCCCAGAACTTGGGGTTGCTCTTCGCGAGCTGCCTCGAATAGATGATCGAGACCTTCACCGGCCCGCCGAACTTCGCCCAGCGCTCGCCGCACACCTTGCGGAACTCGTCGCGCACGGCGATCTCGGCCTTTCGGGTCTTCCTCGGCGTGTAGGTTCTGCCGGAGCGCGTGAACCTCGGCCTCCCCTTTCCCACGATCTCGGGAGGGGAAAGGTCCATCTCAACGAACCCCACGCGCCGAAGCTCCCACGTCATCGGATCACCGCCGTGGTGTACTGGTCGGCGTCGCTCCGCGCCACCCGCATGCGAATCTCAGGGTCTTCCTCCATCGCGATGCGGGCGAGGTACGGCGCCAGATGGTTGGGGAGCACCACGCTGAACGTGATCCTCATGCCGTACAGGCAGCGGTTCGGGCTCGCCTTGCGGTCGTGGGTGTTGGAACACTCCCTGCGCGCCTGCGCCTTGTACCACTCGAACTCGCGGCGGTGCGTGGCGACCCATCGGCGGGCGTCCCTCATGCGCTCCTCGCCCACCGGGTCGAGGCCGGGAAGGGCCATCTGGTTGCTGGGAGGCTCGAAGCTACGCATTGACGGCACCGGCCATCATCAGGTTGTGGCGCGCCTCTGCGACCGCCGCATCGGACGCGGGGACCATGACGAGCCACACGAACGCGCACAGCACCACCATGACCGCCAGCAGGATTAGCCAGAAGACCAGCTCCCGTGGTATATTCGCATTGGCCGTCTGGCCGACAGGGGCATCCGTGGTGTGGTAATCGGGGGTGCCCTGTTTTTGTGCCAGCCTCATCTTCTTTCCTTTCTACTAGTCTGTTTACCTGCGGTTTTCATTCCGTTTTCATCAATTTCGGCTATTTTTTCCGCAGCTTCTTGCGCAGCCTGCTCTTCTTCGAGTAGAGGGCCTGCCGCGCCTTCTCGTTGCGCTCCATGCGGGCCACCTCGTCCTCAAGCTCGCGGACGTCCTTGGCGATCTGCTCCCTGCGGGCCTCCATGGTGCAGTTGGCGCACCAGCCCGTCTTGGCGTTCAGGGGCTTGGCCGTGAGGCACCCGCAGTTGGAACATCGCCATTTGGGGACAAGCGAGATGCCCTGCCTGCTGGCCTGCACCTGCACGGAGATGACCGTGCGGTTCAGGTGCTCCGCGATGGATGCGGCACCCTCCCCCGCGTGCTCCTCCATGTATCGGATCTCATCGGTGGTCCAGTTCACGCTTCCTTCTCCCTCCCCTCACGTGCTCGAAATACAACGGGAATAGAACGTCTTGCATGAATTGCAAGCGGTCCTCGAATAGGAATGGCGGGCTCTCGCCCTCGTCGTCATCTTCCAAAAGGCCTCCAATCTCACGCGGTCCGTAAGATTCCGCGCATGGAAAAGACGGGTGGACATAAAAGGCCGTTGAAGGTCGTGGTGGAGCCGAGGCGTGCGCTCGCGCGGCGGTTCAACGACCTGTGCGAGAGCGATTCCGTGAGGGCGCTTGGCAACCTCATCGATTGGATAGGACGCATCGCAGCCCTCCTAGCGCTCTTCGAGACGGCGCTCAATCTCTTGCTCTAGACGAGTCACGCGCACCTGCGAATCGCAGATGAGGAAAAAGACCGCCAGAGCAATGACGCGCGGCGCATCCCCCTCGATAAGGAGGTGAAGGGCGAATATCGCGCAGAACATCCTCATCGACTTTGCAACGAGCAAATAGAATCCCCTCGCGCGCCTATCGAGGTTTTTGATCCAGACGATAAGCTCCCCCATCGCTAGGCCGCCTTCCCCCGCGTACAGCGCCCAAATGCCGCGCTGCAGACATTCGCCCCGACAACGGCTCCGCCGAAAAAGATAAATGCGAGCAGAAGCGCGTCGTCTGCTGGCTGGCCCACTCCTGGCATCTCGCGGATGGCGAGCAGGCCGAACTGGCACGCGAGGAGCGGCCATCGGATGCTCACGGGAGGCTTGACGTTCTCGTCCATCACGCCACCTTCTGGAAGTCGGCAATCGACAGGTCAAGCTCTCGGCACAAGGCAACAAATTCATCTGCACCGATCTTCCTTTCACCTGACAGGCACCGGCGCATGATCTCCGCGCTAACGCCAATACGGCGAGCAAGCTCTGAGCAGGTAATTCCACGCTCCTGGACCGCTTCGCCGATGATTTGATATGCCTTCATAATTCTCCTTTCCTATCTTTTGTAGGCACAACACGTACTCTACCGCAAAAACGTAGGAAGTCTAGTCTGATTTGAAAAGTAATTCCTACAAAATGTAGCTTTCTGAGATTCCCTAGGCTAAAGTAGAGCTAACGACGATAGGAGCGAGATGACTACTATTCGCGAGCAGATTGCTCAAAACATCAAACGATTCCGACTCGACAACAGAATGAATGTTGACGAGGTAGGAGCCGCAATAGGCAAAAGCGGCAAAACGGTTAGCGCTTGGGAAGTTGGACGTGGACAACCGGATGCCGACACGATGATTCAACTTTGTAGGCTCTTTTCTGTAGACATCTCCGATTTTTACGGGATTAAATCCGGTGAACAACCAACGAAGGCTGAAACCCGCCTCGTCGACCTCTACCGCTCCATGAACCAAGACGGCCAGAAGACCCTCTTGGCCA